GACATCAGAACAGGCATTCATGTGGTGTAAGGCAAAAACGTTCAATGATGAAGAATCTGCTCAGGCAATTCTAAAGGCGACTGATCCAGCTATCGCAAAGAAACTTGGACGTCTGGTTAAGAACTACGTGGATGACTTGTGGGATCAGGTTCGTTATCAGTACATGGTAGACGTTAACTTCTACAAGTACACGCAGGATCTTGTACTCTACAACAGAATTATTGATACGCGGTTTGATGGAAAAACGTTTGTGGAGGCGAGTCCTTCTGATCACATCTGGGGAATTTGTTTAAGGGAAAATGATCCAAAGGCCGATGATGCCCGTAACTGGAAAGGTCAAAACCTTCTCGGTTTTGCTCTAACGGAAGTTCGTAACAAAATCCTTCAACTGTAAAGAGTTTTCAGACTTCACATTATAAAAAACATCGTAGATTAATCAGCTCACAAACAGGAGTTTAACCATGAGTAAGTACAGTGATAAGAAAAAGAAGCAGTTAGAGCTGTCCCAGCAGGGAGTTGATGTTTACACAATGTACCATCCGGATGTTCATGTAGAGTCAAAGTACCATGAACCAGAGGTTAGTGAGTACGTTGATGATGTTCCGGAACAACAGTTCAACGCTGAACTTATTAAGGAACACGTTAAGTGTTTTGCTGAAGGACATCAGGTCTTTTACGTTACACATGACGTTGAATCCGGTAAGCGTGTTTTTAGGGTTCGTGGTAATGATCCGAAGGACGTTAGTGATAAGATTAAACCCCTTCATCTAACAAACGCACAGATCAAGACTCCTGAGAACTACAAGTTTACGGTTCCACAAAACATGCTTCCTCCGGAGGTTTTTGGAATGTCTGATGATAAGTTCCAGGAGATTCTTTCCAAGGAACTTTACAAGCAGTACAACGTTGGATTGGAAGAGTATGCCATTTGGTACAACGCCAAGAACGGTTCCTGTAGGTTTGGAAGAATCCGTGCTGATAACGATGATGATGTTTACGGAAAGTTCAAAACCTTTGGAATTAATCCCTGTAAAATCTACAAGCAGGTTCACAAAACAATCGGAGGTTAACAAATGGACTACTACAGTCACTATGAGAAGTTCATGCAGGACATTGGAATTCTCACGGACAAGTACGTTTACAGCGTTACGGATGATAACGCCATTGATATTGTGAATGACATTGTTTACGAGTTCGGATGTGAGTTTGATGAAAACCTTACAAAACGTGCTCTTAAGCTTAAACGTAGAATCATCAAACACATCAAGGCTTGGAACAAGGCAATTTGTGAACATGAACAGGATGAAGCCAACCTCAAGAAAGCCAGAATGAAGAGACATGAAAATTCTTAACAAGCTGTTAAAGAATGACTGTTCAAAACCAATCCTGTACTGGTTCTATCAACAGTCACCAAGACCAATCAGGAAAATTGTCTGGTGGTATGATGACGTTAAGTTTTCCGTTAAAACACATTTGCAGGATATGTTCTGTTGGTATCCTGAATGGGTTGAAGGACGTATAGTTGCTAAGGATGAGACCGGAGTTTGGCTTGGATGGTCAGATGATGATACGTTCATTCCGGCATCCAACAAGAAGTGGTGTAAGTTGTTTAATGACATTAATGAGGGTGATACGTTCCGTTGTCATTTCTACTGGGGTTACTACAAGGACAACATTGTAAGAATTAAGGACGTTGAACTTGTTAAACGTTATGAAAAGACATCCAATGAACAGGATGATCTTTCATGGTTAAAGGAGGAAACAAAATGAAGATAATTGCCTACAACATTAAGTATGATGTGGATGATGAAAATGATTTGATTGATCTTCCGGAAACGCTTATCTTTGATTCACCAAACGTTTACGAGTTTCCGGCACACTGTGGAAACCTTGAAGATTCCATTAGTGAGTGGTTAAGTGACCAGATTACTCAGGAAACGGATTTCTGCCACAACGGTTTTGAATGGGACTACGTTTATGATGGACTGGATTACCTTCCCAAGAGGTTTACCACAATTATCGAAAACGGTAAGATTTACGTTCAGACAAACGTAAAATCCAAACGTGATGGAAACAAGGTAGATGATATTCTTAGGTCTTGGAGTCTTAAGAACCTTCTTCAACTTGATTACGTAGAGGATCTTGATACCGTTCGTGAGTGGTGTTTCAAAAGGATTAAGGAAAAATGAAAACAAAGACAGCCGTTGAATGTAACCTTGAAAACATAGACAAAACCATTAAGGAAAAACAGAAAGAACTTAAAAAGCTCATATCAATCCGTGAGGGTCTTCAGGAGAAGAGCTTTATTTTCTGTTCTGTTGAAAAGCATGACTACGAATGTGTAGACAAGTGGGATGATAAACTATCCAAGATGGTTGATGTTAAAAAATGTGGATGTCAGAAAGACCGTCTGAAAACAGATTTCTTCTACGTTGGAATGGAAGAGTACAGAATTAACAACTGTGGTCATGATGCTGGCTACGGAGACTGTGATACGTTCCGTTGGGAACACACGTATTCAATCTACAGAGTATGTAAGCATTGTAAGAAGATGGTTTACCTCAGCAGACGTAGTCTGGAAACAAGTGAATCTTGGTGCCGTTGTGAATGGGATGATCAGGAAATTAAGAAACTGGACATCACTCCAAAGGGATGGAACGGACCAAAGTTCTACAAGTTCAATACACACAAAGCTTGTGAAAAGTTTTACTATCAACTCTAAGGGAAATTACAAAAAACATGAGACGTTTGTTCATCATTAGAAAAGATCTACATCTAACTCCTGGTAAGCTTGCAGCAATGGTAGGACATTGCTGTGAAGCTTACTGGATGAACCTTCTTAAACAGTATGATCAAGGTATTAGCACAACAAAATACGATTGTCATGAGTGCAAGGTACTAATCCCGGAAAACATTTGGGACAAGTACATTACTGACATCTTCACAAAAACAATTTGTGAGTGTAAAAACCTAAACCAACTCAAGAAGGCAGAGGAAAAGGCTAAGGAACTCAAACTTACAGAAGGTTGGGATTACGGTTACATCAATGACTGTTGTAAGACTGAACTTGTTCCAGAGAATCCAGATGGAACAACAACCATTGGAATCTGGTTCGGACCGTTGGAAGATGACATAGCACATGAGATTAGCAAGAAGTACATCCTCTACGGGAAGTTTGACAAGCAATAGATTTTGGTTTAAATGGGAATGATAAAACATATATATAACCTTATGAATAACACGAGATGTATGTTAACAAGAAGATAATTTTAAGACATTGATGAGAATCCGGCGTGGCGCAATTGGCAGATTCGCAGCGGACTTAAAATCCGCAGTCTAGTATTAGACATACGGGTTCGAGTCCCGTCGCCGGAACCATTGTGTTTAATTTGAATTGTATGATATGGTGTAAGATGAATGATGGAGCGTGGCACAGTGGTTCTGCACCAAACTTTTAATTTGGGTTACGCGAGTTCGATCCTCGTCGCTCCAACCATTAGAGATTTGGAATAAGGTTGAATAGAATGAAAAAGACTTGTATGAGACAGAGATGAATAAAAAATAGTAACGTTTTTACTTGAGAATGTTACTGAGAAAATACGGCTGAGATAGCTCAATCGGTAGAGCAGCGGTTTTGTAAACCGCAGGTTATGGGATCATTCCCCGTTCTCAGCTCCATTTAATTTTCCTCCTAAATCTATCTGTGGTGCAGTCTGGTAGCACGCCTGCCTTGGGCGCAGAAGATCGTTGGTTCAAATCCAACCAGATAGATTTAGGAGGAATTTTCCGTTAATATGAGAAGATTTTTTATATACAAAACAACCAACATGATCAACGGCATGTTCTATATCGGAAAACATGAAACCGATAACATTAATGATGGTTACATTGGTTCTGGTATAAAATTAAAAAGAGCTATATCAGAGTTCGGTAAAATTAATTTTTCCCGTCGAATAATATATGAATTAAAGACAAGAGAGGAAATGAATTTAAAAGAAGCTGAAATCGTAAATGAAAAATTTCTCAAAAGAAATGATGTATATAATATTAATATTGGAGGAAATGGTTGGAATTCATTTATTAACACAAAAGAAGTGAATGATAAGCGTAGAGAAACAATGTCTAAAAAAGGTGATTATTATAAAAGATGTAGTTTAATCGGAAATCAAAAATTAGCAAAATTACGTAAAGATAAAGAATATTGTTCGAAGTTGAGAGATAGAATTAGAGAAAGTATGAGACGTAGATTGGAATTGAATCCAGATTCATGTAAGACATTTGCTGGTAGAACTCATACAGATGAAACAAAAAGAAAAATGAGTTTACGTAAAAAAGGAAAACCTTTTCCAACAAACGCTTCCATTGGTATGATGTGGATTAAAAATGATACATTGAAAGCAAACGATAGAATTCAAAGAACTCAGGATATACCAGAAGGTTGGACAATTGGAAGATGTATGTCCTATTCGATGTATTCTAATATATGTAGAACTAAAAGTAAATCCTAATCAGAAAGGTCCATTCAAATGAAGAAATTCGTTTCACTTTTTCTTGCTCTAACTTTATCTCTTATTACTCTTAAGGCAAGTGCTTACGTTTACTACACGTATTCTTATCCGGTTACTACAACGTATTACTATACGACTCCTACGGTATACTATCCTACAACAACGTATTACTACAATTCTTATTACACGGTTCCGTGTCATTACGTAGCTCCCGTTTGTTATAGGTATTGGTGGTAACATGATGGAAAATGTTAGCAGGGATGATCTGGTATCCAACATTGAGATACTGGATCATTCTCTTGTTCAGGATTATTTGGATACAGGAGCTGGCGTTGATCTTCAAATGCAAATTGGAGATTACACAATTTACGCTTACAATGAAAAGAACCATTTTGTAGTTCAGGTTGAAGACAACAACCTTCCGTGTAACAACGTGGTTGAAAGTGAGATGTGTAACTACTGGGATGACGTTAGAAGAGAGTTCCACCACTACGTTTACAAGTACATGAAGAAGAGGATAGATGAGTGTGAAAGTTCCCGTTAAGGGAACGTAAGTTGTTTTTGTTTCGAAAATTTTTTAAGACTCCCAAGCATAACGCGTTAGTAGAGTTATTCCATTTCTCTGCTGCTGGACTTCCGAGATACGTAAAAGGTCGTACCGGAAGTCCAACTTTTCCTCGCGTTTTTGTACTTCTAAAATGGATCCTGATTTCCATATATATTAATTTTTGGATAGAAAGGACCGTTTTTGTTTTTAAGTGAAAGGAAAGAAAAATGGAGTACACGTCAAAGGAGTTTCATGATTTGATTGATGGTCTTGTAACGGATTTATCTGATGAGTATGAGTACGGACACGACATCAACCATTTTCTTGATAGGTTTCTTGGTTTTAACGCATTACGTAGAATCAATCCGTTGGATGTTGTTAGGGAGATTAACTGGTGTCACATGCACAATGAAATGTTTATGGAAAGGTTAAAGGAAACGGATGAAAGAAGGTTTTCACTAAAGTTCATTGTGTTGCTTGGCATTTGTGAACAGATTGATTTTGTTAACCGTCCGTTTTACATGAAGGAGGAGGTAAATTGAAGGTGTATCTTAAACGTTCGGAAATTCCGAAGAACCTATACATCATATACAGACCAAAATCAGAGTGTAATCCATCCATAATGGTTTTTAACGGTTATGAAGAAGATACTGAGAATACTGTCCTTAACGGTAAGCGTGCTGTGTTTGTTCCTTGGAGAGAAGGAGGAATCGGAGCAGTAACAATGTTTAGAACGTATGAGGAAGCTCGTAACGTTCTACGTTGTCTTAACAGATATGACAAGAAGCTTGATGAGGATTACGTGAAGCAGTTTGGATTCAGTCCGTTGTACAAAATTCCATCTTGTGTAATTGAAAAGGTTGATAAGACAAACATCAAGGAAACCTACGTTGATACTGATGAGAAACCTCCTGTTAGAAAAAGGAAAAGAAGGTTTGTAAGATGTGATCAGTGTGGTGATTTGGTTCCGTTGTCTGAGGTTAACGCATGTGGTGGAATCTGCGCTGATTGTATGATAGAGGGAATGTACGGTTGCAAGTAAGGAGAAAGGAGAAACTTTTACATATGACCAAGAAGGAAGCAATTGATTCAATATTTTATGATGGTCAGCCAGTTTTTAGACACATTGAGGAAATTAGACAACATCTTGAAACAGCTATTTCACAACAGATTGATAGGTGTGCTGCATCAGAGTATTTAAAGGAACACAAGTTCACAACTCTTGCTGATGATGGTTCAACCATTACCGGAAACATGCTTGTGAAGGAAGAGTTTTCTACAATGTACATGCTTCAGTCAATGCTTAAGAAAGTCAACAGTCACTACAGAAAGATGGGATGGGACAAATGACCAAAAAACCAACAGAAAAACAGACCGAACAACTTAAAACGTTTAACGTTCATTACTCGTTTTACCTTTCCGACTCAATAGAGGTTAAGGCTAAAGATGAGAGAGATGCTGAGGATATTGTTGAGTCAATGATTGAGAGCGGTGAGATTGGAAACCTGAACGAGATGGACATTGGTGACCAAAAAGTATGGGTGGATTAAACATGGATACAAACAACTCAGAAAAAGTAAACAAGTTCGGCGTTCCCTATCATTCTTATGCACTTGGCATGGATGATGATAGTGTTGTTATTATGGATGTTGGCTATCAGGAGGACTTCGGTGATGTTCAACACTGCAATCCTGAGGATTGTGATGATTGGACGGAAGCCGTTGGACTTGGAAACGATGAAGACGGACACCTTAAAATTGTAAAGGTTGAGGATCTTGACGGTGATCGTGTCTGGGAAGGCAACGCTCAGGTCAAGGAATGGGCTGAAACTTGTGTATGGTGTTACACAAAGAACTACAGTTCGTAACTGAACAAAGGAGGATGTAAATGGAAGACGTACCATCCAATGAAACAATTCTTGATATTATTGACCAAGCTCTAAACGAACATGACATTGACCATGAGTACAACTGTGATTCCATTTACATCCTCGATTCCAATGGGGATGCCGTAACGTACATCAACATTGGAGATTGTGAAAATGAAAACGGTTGATGATTTTAAGACCACAATTACAGTTGGTGAATCTGATTATGAGGCAGTTGTTGAAGATGGACTTGTAAATGAAAACTGTTGTTCCAACTGTTCCCTTAACAACAAGTGTCTTTCTAATTCCAAGCTTTGTAAGTTGTGTTTGTTTTTGCAGGATGTAAATCCTGGTTGTGGCGTTTACTTCATTGAGAAGAACGTTGCTGATGGTTGGTAAACAATGCCAAAAAAGAAGCAGATTTGGTATGCTCTAAAGTGCAACGGAGTATATCAACCGTTTGAATACGCATGTGAAGATTACCTTGATTCAAACCGTATAAGACGTTCAGAGAAAGCATGTGTTAACCTTTGTAGAAAAATTAATGAAAAATGAAAAGATACTTTACAAGTGATTGGCATTTAAACGGTATTGACGTTATCAAGTTCTGTGGTCGTCCTTTCAAGAACATTGAACAGATGAACAGAACGTTGATTAACAATGCAAACATGAGGTGTGGTCTTAGCGTAAAGGAAATTGAAGATAGAATCTACAAACACGTTGCACGTTTTGACAGGAGTTTTGCTTTTGATGATCTTTGTCATGTTGCCGAACTCATGAGAAACTTTATCTCAGGAAACTCAGCAAAGGACAAGGTTCTTAGAAACGTTGGTAACGTATTCAACATTAAGTCAGACAACGTTCTTTATCATGTTGGTGATTTCTTTGCATACGGAAACGTAAAGGGAACTGAATGTGCAAGGGAAGATCCTCAAAAGTACCTTGATATGTTATCCTGTAGGGTAATTCTTGTTGAGGGAAACCATGATAAGAACAACGGTCTTAAGACTGATTGTCGTGGTGCTCAAATTAAGCTTGCTGAGTACAACGTTGTAACAATTGGACATTTTCCAAGCTGGTACGTACAGTCACGTGGAATTGTTCATCCTCATTCAGTTCATATTTGTGGTCATGTACACGGTTTGGAAAACGGTCAGTGGAAGTACAGATATGATACCGTTAATGACATTCTCAACATTAACGTTTGTGTGGATAACTGGAGAATGCTTCCAGTATGTGAAACGGAAATTATTGATTACATCTACAGGATCAAGAAGCAACTCGGATTTAGGAAGGATGATTTCACGTGTCCGGATTGTGAATGGCCCAAGAAGGAAGAGGAACCCAAAAATGGCAAATAACTGCATCTACAGCATGAGGGTTGTTGCTAAACAAAAGGAATCAATAGAACGTTTGCTTAAGATAATGCAGTACAAGGATCCTGAGTACTACATTTACAAGGTCTTCTCTGCAGAGTTTGCTGATCTTGGAAATTGTGCTGATCCCGTTTATTTTGAACAGGATGGTGATTACGTTTGGTCTGAAATACACGGAGATGTTGCTTGGGCATGTGATGGTTGGCTTGGACCTAAACATGAGTATCATGAAAAATCAAAGCTTGGTGCAAGTTACACAAACCTTTATGAACTTTGTAAGGTTCTAAACGTAGGTGTTGAGATTTGGTCTGAAGAACCAGGACAACACTTCCAGGAACATTACATTGTAGATCATCTTGGTCAACGTTATCTTGAACAAGCTGAGGATTATTCCATGGAGGATCCTGATAATACTGGTTTTGCCGGAGACTACATGAACTGGAATGACAGTTGTGATGTTTACGAACTTCCAACGGGAATGGTTGAAGAGTACAACAAAGGAATGAATGAAAATGGCTAACACAACATACAGAAAGAAACTTGTTGAACTTGCAAAGAAACACAACGTTTACTTTGTGTTGTGGTTTGGACACAGTGGTGACAGTTTCTGCATCATTGACAGAAAATCCAGACCGGATAGGTTGCCTGAAATCTACAGTGCCATATTTGAATCCTTTTATGATTTAACGGAAGGTGATCAAATGATTTCCATTTTCAACAAGGGAAGAACTTGGAAGGAAAACTATGAGAAGGTAAAGGCTGAGCTGGATAAAAGAATTCAGACCAACTGGCGTATTTCATACGTAGACAGCAACGGTAAAAGTCACGGTTGCGTTTTTCAATCCAAGTACGTTGCCTTCCAGGATGCTTTAAATGAATGTACGGATTGGCTTAACATGAATCAAGAGGAAAAAGACAACATTACTTGTTTTGAACTCGTACAGTGAGGTAAAGAAATGACAAGGTTAGAGGCAAACAGACAAATCATTCAGCGTATCAGTGAGTACGTTGAGGAGTTTCCGGATCAAAGGTTTCATCAGGTTCTTCAGAACATGAACATTGAACATCCTGGAACTGATGAGTTCTACGTTGAGTCTGAGGAAACGTTAAACAGCATTGTTAAGTGAGGTTTTACCATGAAGGTATGGTTTACATCTGATTCACATTTTTACCACGCTAACATTATCAAGTACTGCAACAGACCGTGGAATTCCGGACTGGATGAAAACGGTAACATGATTGTTACACAGGATAACGTTCAGCAAATGAACGATGATCTTGTTAAGCGTTGGAATTCTGTTGTTTCCAATGATGATATTGTTTGGCATCTTGGTGACTTTGCCCTTTGCAAAAAGGAACAGATCATTGATCTTGTTAAACAGTTACACGGCAGAATCAACCTTGTGTTGGGAAACCACGATCATCACAAGTACAAACACTATTTGGGTTGTGGATTTAACAGGGTGTATGATAGATCAGTCATTGTTCATGAGTTTATTGTTTTAACACATGCTCCGTTGATGTGGGTTCAACCTCCAATGTTTAACATCTTTGGTCATGTTCATGATAACAAGAACATTAAGACGTTTAGTGAACGTGGTTGTTGTGTTTGTGTTGAACGTTGGAACTACACTCCGGTTGATCTTGATCTAATTAAGAAAATTGCTGAAACAAAAGACTTTGACAAGTATAACAAGTAACAAAAACTCAGTTATTAAAAACAACACAAGGAGTTGATTATGTCTAAGAAGGAAAATGAAGTCACCAAGACGGATTCTGGAGATGTTAAGAAGAGCAGCAAGATCAATGATGGATGCTGCTGCCGTTGCACCAAGAGGTGTGATAAGATGTGTAAGATCACCGGAAAGTACGTTGCTCGTAAGCACAAGTGTGATGCCAAGATGAAGAATGGTAAGCTTGGTTTCAGCTATGATGATTAAAATTTCGGATACATTTAAAACATGTCCCATCTTAACAAAATAAGATGGGACAGTGTGACTTCTAACACATTGATCTGAATTTCTCACCTTTCAGACCTAACCATCTTAATAAACCAAAATGTGTTTAGAAGCACTTATTTTAAGGTGAGAGTTATGCATTACTATTTTGTATATAAAACGATTAATCTGATTAATGGGATGTATTATATTGGAAAGCACAAAACGACAAACATTAATGATGGTTATATCGGAAGTGGAACATATTTTCAATGTGCTGTAAAAAAGTACGGAAAAAAGAATTTTACAAGAGAAATTTTGTGTTTTTGTGAAAATGATCAACAGTTATTTGAAAGAGAACGATCATACGTTTCATCTGATGTTGTTAAAGATCCATTATCATACAACTTAAAAATTGGTGGTGATGGTGGATGGGATTTTTGTAATCAAAGTGCAGAAATCAAATTGGCTAGAGCTAATACTATAAGATCACAAAGAGATAAATTTTCCATTTATTTAAAAGCCGGTTTAAAAAAAATGATTTTTAAAAGACGAACGGATCCGGAATACAATGAACGAATATCCAACAAGATATCAAAATCACTTAAGAATCACTATAAAAAATACACATGTAAATTAAAAGGTAGAAAACTACCACAAGAACACATACAAAAAATAAAAGAATCACATTGTCAAATTAATATTTACGGCAAAAATAATTCAATGTATGAAAAAATTTGGATTTTTAATGCTGAACTCGAACAAAACTTAGTGTGGGATAAAAAATACACAATACCATATGGATGGAAAATTGGAAGATGTACAGATTTTAAAAAGTTAAAACAGAAATTACTTAAAGAAAGTATTAAAAAGGAAATTCGAGAAAGAAATCTATCCAGAAAAATCAACAAATTGTACCAGATGTATAATTGGTATTTGAGATACAGTTGGCCAGGAGTTTTAAAACAATTCAAATTAAAAACAACACAACCGTATTTTATATACTGTCTAAACAAATACATTCCAGAATACAAAAATAAAATCAAACAACCAGGAAAAATGTATTCGGGAAAAAAGGAACATTAGCTCAGATGGTTAGAGCGCGTCCCTGATAAGGACGAGGTCACTTGTTCGAACCAAGTATGTTCCACCACGAACACGAATAAATATCAAGTACGGATCTCAGCGAACATATTTCGAAGTCCAACGCACGATCGAACCGTAAAGTCGCTTGTTGAGTGCATTCCTTCCCGTGGTTTAATCCACAAAAATATGCTGGATCCGTGCTTTTTTCCTCACATAAAAGGAACCGTAGCCATTATGTTGTACAAGTTCTTACAATGGCTTGCTATATACAAAACATGGGATAAAAGGTGTAGAATCAGAATACTTGGTCATATCCCAAAAACTCACTTCCACGTTGCATGCTCCGGTGGTACTGACTCAATTGTTCTTTTGGATTTTCTTACACGTTATCCGAAAAACAAATTTGATGTTCTTTACTTTAACCACGGCACAAAATACTGTTTGGATGGTGAGAAAACCGTTGTTAAATACTGTCAGGAACACAATATTTCCGTTCAGATTGGAAGAATTCACAATCCCAAGAAAAACGGATGTTCCATGGAGCAGTACTGGAGGGATGAAAGATATAAGTTTTTAAGCCTGTTTAAAGACGAACCAATCCTGATGGCACACACTCTGGATGATTGTATTGAAACGTATGTAATGTCCTGTATGCAGGGAATACAGCGGCTTATACCGTATCATAATTCCAAGTACAACATCTACAGACCGTTTCTAACAGTTTCAAAACGGGATATCTACGCATGGATTAGAAATCATAGGTTGAAATACTCTTTGGATTGTTCAAACTATGATACGTCAATTCCACGCAATTTCGTTAGACACAGGATGATGAAACTTGTTAGGTTTTTAAATCCGGGAATAGAAAAGACAATTTACAAGAAAATCATTGCAGACTACAAAAAGGAGTACAACAATGGCAAACGGACACACTAAGAAAACGACTATCAGTCTTTTGAGGAAGATTCACAGGAATTACATTACGAACATTAAACACGTTCTTCAGATTACGGGATTTGGTTACACGTTTGATGGAAATGAACCTCCGATTAACCAGAGCGTTGATCAACTTGCTGGTGATTTGAGCACCCATCTGTTTGAGACCTCCTATCTTAAGAAGTTTAAGACAATTCTGTTTGTTTTTGGATTGGCTTTGCTTGCTGGATGTGGTCAGGTTGGAACTGGTGAACGTGGCATGAAGGTTACGTTTGGTGAGGTTGTTTCTTCCAAGCCTTTGGATGAGGGACTTTACTTCTTCCTTCCTATGACAACCAGTCTTGTCACCTACAACGTTAAGGAGCAGATTGTTGGAGTTGAAACAATTGCGTTTACGAAGGACATTCAGAAGATTACATTAAACATGGTTGTTAACTTCCGCGTTCTTGAGGGAGAGGTTATTAACCTTCACAAGAACGTTGGAAAGGATTACATCAAGATTGCAATTACTCCGAAGATTCCTGATATTGCCAAGAACGTTATTGGTAAGTGGGAAGCTGATGAAATTGTCTCCAAACGTGAGGAGGCAACGTCACTCATTACGCAACAGTTGAGGGATGCTGTTAAGAAAAACGGCATTGAGATTGTTGTTGTGAACATGACAAACATCGACTTCCAGGATTCTTTTGAGGAAGCTGTTGAAGCAAAGCAGATTGCTGCACAGAACGCAATCAAGGCAAAGAATGAAACGGAACGTGTTCAGGAAGAGGCACGTCAGAAGTTGATCACAGCCAAGGCTGAAGCTGAAGCCATGGAGGTTCGTGCTCAGGCTCTTACAAAGAACAAGAGTCTTGTTGAGTATGAAGCAGTTCAGAAGTGGAACGGACAACTTCCGGTTTACATGATGGGTGATGCTGTGCCGTTTATGAACATCAATCCTCAACCGTACAAGAAGAAGGAGGAAAAGTAATGTTTGGGCTGTTGTGGTTTCTGGCGTTTGCTGGAGTAGCAATTGTTATTTGGCGTTTCCGCGTTGCTGATAAGAAAGCCCGTGAGGAAATGAAACGTAAGTATCCGGATAGGAACAATGAAAATTAATTTCAAGCAGATAATCTGTATCATCACACTTTTTGTTGCTATATACGGTCGTATGGTGACTCCTAAGTATGATTTCTTTGACGAATATGCTAGAGAGTATACCGAAGAATGGTACTGGGATGATCCGAATGGAGAGACTGTGACGTTGACCCTGCCTGGCCAGGTGCCCGCAGAGAAGGGTGTTCCAGTAACGCTCTACACATATCTTCCTGATGATATTAAAGAAGACACATATATGTGTATACATACTGCGCGTAACTTCGATGTGTATATAAATGATGAGCTTAGATTCTCATTTGATGGGACCGAAGGAGATATTCTCGGTGGAGCGGTCAAGGCTATATATGTTCCTATAGAAATCGGACCAGCTGATGAAGGTGCCCGGTTTGCAGTAACCAAGAAGAGTCTGAATGAGACCAATGGGAGTATGAATACCATACTTATTGGAGACCTGCATGGTATATACAAGTATGTAAGTCGAGAGTATGCCACTCAGATGGTTTCGGCTATTATTCTTGCTATTCTGTCGTTACTGGTATTTGGTGTATTCTGCGGAATATCTATGATGCAGAAGAAGATTCTTCCATTAGTATATCTGTCTCTTGGAATACTGATGTGCTCGTTATGGGTAATAAATGATAATAACCTTTTTCAGTTTATAACTGAAAGGTACTATGTTGACGGCGTTGTGGGATATATGCTTACAACACTGCTGATATTACCATTCTGTTTTTATCTGGACCTCATTCAGGATGGGCATTATAGACTATTCTACAATATTATTGAAATAGTAGCCTTGATCAGTGCCACTGTAGTAGGCATATTACATTTTAGTCACATCATACATTATGATGACATGCTTACCTACATCGACCTAATGTTGATCTTAGGAATTGTGGCTATATTGGCTATAGGAATATACGATTTTCATAGGGTCAGGATTTTCTGGAAGAAGCACTTCTTCATATCGCTGGGAATGATTAGCCTAATCATATGTTCAGTATTAGAAATAGTTTTTATTAACATATACGTCGCTAGAAACTTCCAAGTCGGAGGTATATTTGTAGTTATTGGTCTGTATGTTGTGCTTTTGTGTGCAACAATGGATCAGGTCAATAATCTGCGTGAGATTACTATTAGATCTCAAGAGGCTATTGCATCGACCAAGGCCAAGTCAGATTTTCTCGCGAATATGTCTCACGAAATTCGTACCCCTATCAATGCTATTATGGGTATGAACGAGATGATTCTGAGAGAATCTAAAGACGAGGATATTAATTCTTATGCTCAGGATATTCATACCGCGAGCGTTAATCTTCTTGAGATTGTAAATGATATCTTGGACTTCTCCAAAATCGAATCTGGCAAAATGGAGATTGAACCAGAAGAGTATAATGTTGGAGAATTGATTGCCTCCTGTGAAACAATGATTGGAATCAAAGCCAATCAGAAGGGGCTTAAGTTCAGAGTAGAAGCACTTGATGAGATTCCTTCGGTATTATATGGCGATACCAAGAGAATAACAGAAGTTATGATAAACATACTTAACAATGCAGTTAAGTATACACGTAGAGGATTCATAGTTCTGAATGTTTCGTATATTGCTCGTAAACGCAACGAGATAGATCTGGTATTCTATGTACGTGATACAGGTATTGGTATCAGGGATGAGGATTTGGATCGATTGTTCGGAACCTTCGAGAGATTGGAGTATAAGAAAAATCGTAATATCGAGGGCTCAGGATTGGGACTGGCCATAACGGAAAAGCTTGTACATATGATGGATGGTACCATTACTGTAGAAAGCTTGCACGGATGTGGCTCCAAGTTCACAGTTACTATACCTCAGATAGTAGTGGACAATACTCCGATGGGAGAATACAAATCTCACAAGAACACATCAGTGGCAGAAGAGAAGAACTGGGGAACCTTCACGGCTCCTACCTGTAGAGTCCTCATAGTTGATGATAATCATATGAATCTGACTGTTACGAGCAAGCTGCTTGCCAAGACAGGTATGAAGATTGACACCGCAATAAGTGGATTTGATATGCTCAAGCTTATCAAGACTAACAAGTATGATGTTATTCTTCTAGATCATATGATGCCAGAGATGGATGGTATAGAAACCTTATGCAAAGCTAAGGAAATGCCAGACAATATGAGTAGTGATGCAGCATATATTGCACTTACTGCCAATGCTATTGTGGGAGCGAAGGAAATCTATATGAATGCTGGTTTCGACAACTATCTGAGCAAACCAGTGGAACCTGCCTC